TTATCTATCCTTCATAAACAGTTTCTCTTCTCCTCTGATTCTAAGCTCCTCCTCAACAGCTTTCCGAATAGGTGCCGGAATCTGTTCGAGAGTTCTTAATCCCTTTTCTATTAAATCAGCATAAATTTTAGCCATTTATTACACCTGCCTCTCTTCATACATTTCTGCCAGGGCCAGCTGAAGCTCTGTTACCTGCTTTTCTTTCTCTTCATAGAGCTGCTGGATGCTCATTAAAAGTTCAAAATCTTTATATGGATAGAGCATTGTTGAGCCATTCTCGTTTACCTGATAGCAAAAACCTTTAATTACTGTATCACAGTAAGGTTTTAAAAAATTATCTTCGACTATGATTTCTTTTAACGTGTCGTCGCCTGTATTATTTTCGCCTACTTCCTTAATCTGATGAAATTCATTAACAAAAATTTTCATTTTTACCGTCCCCCGATCTAATTACTTGAAAGGTATATTCTATTAACATAAAAATTAACCCCTGCTGTACCAATCGCATGTACTTCTAAGTAAATGAAATGGTTACCGCTAAGCTTACTGATATCTACAATCAGTGTGCCGGAATTTTTAGAGGAGCTATACGCCGATATCCCACTTATGCTGTTAAGCGGACTAGATCCAGATAGCGCCAGCCCAGCGTTAGTTGATATTCCCACAAAGCAAGTCGGATAATTTAAACGTTCATCAGTATCAATGGTAAAATCTACTTTTAAGTAAGAATACGCGTTCACGTTTACTGCTGAATTTAACCTTAAATTCGTATTTCTATCGAATGCTGAGTTTTTTCTACTTGCCGCAAGTTGTAAATTATCTGAATTTAGATAAATTCCACCATTGTCATGTAGTGCGCTATAGCCAGAAACTCCTCCGCCCCAAGCACCTTTGTTGAATATGTTTAACGGGCTCGTAACATACCCTTCATGAGTCCCAGTATTCCCGAATATCTTAACGCCTTTTTTGATGTTCTCCGGCTTAAGATTAGGATCTCCAAGAATCGTCTGCGCCCCTGTCAGATACTGCCCCGCCGCAATCGTCTGATTTGTGGTTCCCGGCGTGTACGTCTGCGCTCCCTTCGTCTTAACGCTCTGCGTCACCTTGCCGCTGCCGTTATGATAGCCTGCCGGAATTGTATAGCTCCCATTGATAGCCAGGGACTGACTCACAGCCCCTCTGTTCGGCATGGTACCGGTCCTTTTTGTTTTGGCGTCTGTATTATAATACGTTTGTCCGCTTAATACCTGACCGTCAGAAGCATTGCCGGATAGTGCCAGGGTTCCGATGAGCGGTTCCCCATCCGGGCCAACAATCACCTTTCCGGCCAGCACGTCTCCGGCACCGGCTGTCACCGCGTCCAGATCCGCTCCGCCTCCTCCAGGCAGCCATATTCCCATTGCCATATCCTATACCCCCTTTACCACTACCTGAAAATCAGTTGCCGGCTTCTTTCCGATGCAGGTAAATGTCACCGTCCCGTTTCCCGTTTCGAAGTAGCTGATGCAGGCAGCAGCCTTGCGGATCGCCTTTTCATTTTCTTTGGTGGTTCCCTTGGAAATAAGCTCCTTTGCCACCGGTGTATCATTTTCTTTCAGATCAGGCACATCTACCGTCTGAGTGTACGGTCCCTCTCCCTGCCATCCTGCTGCCGTCAAGGTAGCCGTTTGTATTCTGCGCGCAGTGGAGAGAAGCAAATATCCCTGAGATTCCAGTTCTGCGATCATGCGCTCTACTTCTGCTTTTTGTTTCGTAAAATACTGGTCAAATTCTTTTTTATACTCTGTATTCTGACCGGCTACTGAATCCCACACAGATTCCAGATTTAAAATTTCCCTTATATCGCGAAACTCGCTGATTCCATCCGTTTTTTTGATATATTGGCACCAGGGCATCTGATACTTGGTTCCATCGCCATCCAGATCCTGCTTGATCAGCTCTGGATAAGTTTCCGTCCCCGTCAGTGTTTTAAAATACCCCTGCTTAAATTCTTCCACTGTGTTAACCTGAGTTAAATCAATCTCAAATACCACAGTGCAGTAAAGCTGTCCTGATAACACATCCGGCGACTCTATTTCTTCTGTTCCTACCACCTGTACCATTCGGCCGAACTCCATGAAATAGCCTTTCTGAACATACACGTTTCCGTTGGCATGGCTGACCTCGCAGCCTTTCGTAATGCCATTAGCACGATTCAGAAACGTATACATAAAATGTGCAAAGTTGGCGCTGGTAATCAGCTGCTCCGAAAATGTAATTCCGTTTACCATTTCTGCCTCCTTAATTTTTCAATCAATGTAACCTTTAACTTTCCGAATGTCAGTCCAATCATCGAAGAATTGCTTCTTATTTCTGATTTCGTCACAATCGAAGTTCTGACACCTGATTTTGTTTTAATTGTGCAGGTTCTCCCTACAAAAAATCTCTCCGCCGGATAGAGACGGCTGGATTTTATCAGGTTAAATGAAACCTTATGGCTGTACTGATTTCCCATGAAGGCATTGTAAACCTGCTGCAACATTTCTTCCTCTGTCTGGCTTTCAATGTACATGCTCTTTACCGTTCCTTCCGCCCTATCCTTGTTTTCTTTATCCTCTGTAATTGTTCGGTCTGCAAGCAAATAGAATATTCTGCGCGTTAGAGGCCCTATGACAGGATTTCCCACTTCATCCTGAGAATCCGGCACTTTCCAATTCACCAGAAGCTTCGCCAGCACTGATACAGAATACGTTTCTGTGTAGTCCGAAATATCTGTCACTTCAATATCGATCGGAATAGGCGGTTCTTCCTTTTTACGGATCCGGATTTCCAATCGTTCAGAAAATAGAAACTCCAGAAAAATACCATAATACTGCTTGGCATTTCCTAAGTATGTTTTTAAATTATATACTCCATTTTCCGCTTCCACTTTGGCGGCTATCGGCGTATGGGTATCAGCAGACACCGATAGATAGGTTTTATCCATCTGACTGTCTCCGCTGGATGTAAAATTGTCCTTGATTGCCTGGGAAATAAAATCTTCGATTCCTGGCTGCTCAATCAGCTCTTCATGTTCCACAAAAATTTCTCTATCAAACAGATTTTCTTTCTGCAGTAGAGAAATCTGATAGTTTGCTTTATCACTTCCACTGCCGAACGTTTCGCATATGCCAATAAAGACAGTCTGATTGTTGTCTTTGCAAAATACAAAATCATCCTCTTCAATCTCTGGCTTTCGGGCCACTGTAATGGAGCTCTTTTCTGCATATTCGATGTCTTCGCGGAATTCATAGTCCTCAAATTCCAAAAGATCCTTAATTTTTAATGTCTGATGATCCAAAATATACGCTAACATGTCACACCGCCCTATAAAATCGGTAAATCGTCATAACCGTTCGGTTTGATGCTCCTGTGTCAGAGGTAAATTCAATCTGGGAGTCTCCTACAGGAAGCTTAAAGAAATTTGTATTATTGATGTCCAGGGAATCGGAAAAATTGCTCTCCTTACCTTCCTCATCCACGCGGTAACAATAAAGGTTCCCATCCACAGAGCTGTATAGAATCTTCTCTCCTGTCTGAAGGATTGTAGGAAACTGCACGCGGGACAGTTCCTTTCCACCCTGGGTTACAATGGCTGAAGGATTCTCACAGTAACCGTAAATCTCCAGTTCGAAGCCTGCCGGCACATGCCCCGTATTTTCAATCATCACCCTTCGGAATCCATAGTCATTAAAGCGGGCTGGCCATGTAAAATCCCAGCGCAGCTCCCCTTTAGAACGACTAACCACAAACCGATCCACCTGATTGGAGTAAAATAAGCTTCTGCAGTTAAACTTGACCGGGCACTCCAGTACCTTGGCTTCTGTTTTTTCTGTTTTTCCAAACTCCACCAGATCCACATCCCGATAATATTCCCCCGCATCCGTTTTATAAATCAGTTTCAAAGCCTCCGCCCCATTGACATATGCTATAAAATTACTGCAGGCCTTATAGGGTGATTTTGTTCCAAAAATCAAGGTACCGGAAATACTTTGCTGCTTTTCTTTTAAATAATTCCGAATAAAACCGTGGCCAATAGACACATATGACGTATCCATACTGTACCCTAATCCACTTGGTTTAGTTAAAAGGCCAGAGGCAGGGGAATTTAATCCCCATCTCTGGCCATATTCGTTTTCAAGGTAAAACTGTCTTATCATAATTCCACCCCCAGGTGCTCATCTACAATTTCAGCCAAAACTTTCCCGTCGACATTCAGCACGCTATGGTTTTTAAGATTCAAATATCTGGAAGGCTGGAGAGCCTGCGGCTGCATTGCAAGAGACATCTCTGAACTCAATTTCTTCACCTGGTCAAGCACTCTCCACGCATTATCTCTTAATCCCTTTTCCATTCCCATCATGAAATCCGGCATCCAGGATTCATAGTAATGCAGCGGCCCTTTATCTGGTCTTGAGAAATGAAGAAAATCTGAGATATCGTCTGCAATGTCCTTTACCGCGTCAATCAGCTCCTTGGCCTTCTCTTTGATTCCGTCAATCAATCCTCCTATAAAATCTTTTCCCCACTGAATTGCTTTTTTAGGCAGACTGGTAATAAAATCAATAGCTCCCTGGAACCCTTCTTTTACAACTCCAGGTATTAAACTTACCTTTTCCGCAATGCCATCTTTCAATTTTTGGAAAGTTTCCACTGCCTTGTCTTTAATATCTGTTACGATTTTTATAATCGTCTCTAAAATGGTATTCCATAATTCAGACGCTTTATCTTTAATCGCCGTCCACAATCCTGCAGCCGCGTCCCGAAGTCCTGTGATAATGGCAACAACAGAATCTTTTAAGTTTTTTGCCAGATTTACAACCAGATTTTTCAGCGCTGTCCATATGGTATTTGCTGCATTTTTGATATTGTTCCAGATTTTTTCAGCATCCGTTCTTAATTTATCGAAATCTCCGGTTACTAAATCGCAGAGCAAAAGAACAGGTCCCAGAATGGTATTCTTAATCAGTTCCCAGGCAGATAATGCCACTGTCTTGATTGTTTCCCAGATTAATGACAGATTTTCTGTGCAGTTATTCCACAGCTGAATGATCATCTCTACTATGGCTGACAAAACTGGGTTCTCCATCATTCCCGTCCATATGAGTCCAAAGGTTTCAGAAACCTTAGTCCATATGCCAGACCACCATTCTGGAATACTCTGAAAAAGTTCAACCAGACTTTTCCAGGCCTGCGGAATGGTCTCAGTGAAAAATAAAATAATTCGGTTCCATACTGCTTCAAATACCTGACGCAAGACTTCCCATACGCTCTGCAGCCACTGGACAATCGCGCCCCAGTTTTGGATAACAGCGATAATTCCTGTAATGGCTGCCGCTACACCGGCAATAATTCCTATGATAGGTCCCAGGACAGCTGTTCCAAGAGTTGTAAGGGCCAAAACAATAGCAGCAATCACAGGAGATAACGCTGTAAATACAGCTAAAAGGCCGCCTAAAATGACAATAAAATTCTGTACCGGACCGGGAAGGGAGCTAAAAAAGTCAGATATAGTCTGAAAACCCGACACTAATACAGGAAGAATTTGATTAGCCAGATTGAAAATCACTTCTCCCAGCGGCGCTAAAGACTGTTCCAGTTTTCTGGTATTTGATTCCATTTCCTGCATAGGAGTCGAAGTCTGATTGAAAAGGTTTTGAGCCGATCCGCCAACATTGTCGTATGTATTTCCAACGCTGGTCAGCGCCTTTATAAATTTCAGGCTCCCATCTTCCCCCATCGTTCCGAAGGCTGTAGCTGCCATATTGAGGGCTTCCTGCTGCCCCTGGCAGCCCTGAATATCTTTTACAATGGAATCAATGACCTGTTTCTGTGTTGCCTCTCCATTCTGCCATGCACGGAAAAGTCCCTGTGTCTCTGTGCTGTAACTCCCCAGAGCTTCTTCTATCGTTCCATCTGATAATCTGGTAGTTACTTCGTTGATTGCATCGTTTACTTTATCCAGATTATAAGCTCCGCCATCTAATCCGTTATTTAAAAGCTGGAAATATTCCTCAGCTGAGTATCCGGCCTGCGCAAATTTGCCGGAATATTCGCTCAGGTTATCCCCGAGCTCATTGGTTTTGTCGAGTCCGTTGGAAGTGCCGGTTACAATGTAATCCATCGCTTCCTGAGCGGTCAGGCCGAAATTTTCCATCAAACCATTGACGCCTCTCATAGTCTCGTTCATGTCGATCCCGTACAGTTCGTCTAAAGTGATGGCCTGTTCTGTGAGATTGGTCAGTTCAGTTGCGTCTAAATCCTGGAGATTTTTCTTGACTGTAATAACCGCATCTGATACGCCATTGATGCTGTCACCAACGCCTGCCCCATAGACATTTTTGATAATATCCGCTGTATTCCCGGCGGCCTCGCCCGTTTCGCCAAAGTAAGCAGAAGCTTTTGATGTGGCGTTCTCTACCTCACCAAAAGCCTCCTGTGCTTTATTTCCAATTTCTACTATACTTCCGCTTAGACCAGATAATGTCTCCGCAGCCTGCAGCGTAGCACCTCCGGTTATCACATCACAAAGTTCTGATATCTTTTTTGAGGTTCCTTCGGAAGCTGTTCCCATTCCCTTAAGAGCCTGTTCTGTTTGCTCTGAAGAGTTTTTCAAGGCTTTTAGGTTTGCCTCCGTCTCGGCGATCTCCCTCTGCAGGGCGTTATACTGGTCATGACTAATTGGATTGCCGAATTCTGTATTCACAGCATCTGCATCTTTTTTCAGCCGTTTTAAATGGCTGCTGGTCTCCTGTATCTCAGACTGAAGGGCAGCGTACTGATCTGTTTCGATCTGTCCTCCCGCCTGCATCTCTCTTTGAGCTGTTTCCAGTTCCTTCAGTTTCGTTTTGGTCTGGTCAATCTCTTTCTGAATCGGAGTGAATTTTTCTTTCCAAGAATCATACTTGTCTGCACTTTGGGCCGCCTGCTCGCTGGCCGTTTTTAATGTTTCCAGCTTCTTTCCTGTTTCTTCAATACTTCTAGCCAGAAGCTCCTGCTTCTGCTGCAAAACAATCGTATTATTCGGATCCAACTTTAAAAGACGCTCTACATCTTTCAGCTGAGTCTGAGTGTCTTTAATGCTTCCATTAGTCTCTTTCAGGGCTTTATTCAGACCCTGGGTATCACCACCTATCTCGATTGTAATTCCCTTAATTCTTTCTGCTCCCATCGTCCCTCCTTATGCCTTATGTCCGTTATTAAAACCGGTCAAAGTCCTCCTGAGTTGCCTGGTACGGATACTCAACATTGTCATTGGAGCTTTCTGATAACATATCCAGTACCACACCCACGCTGAGCAATTCCAAGTCCCGGACAGGAATTCCCAGCTGTGTGCATCGGAGCAGGAACAAAGGTGTGGTTATTTCCCGGACAGTCGGCTTAATTTTTTTTTATTTTCCACGTCTGTCTGAATGTTCAGGCTCCACAGTTCCATGATCTGAGGAAGAACCTCATAAATGGAAAATGTGTTAAACTGTTCCAGCCATTCCTCAATAGAGTTTGGTATGGACGGATCTGCATGTTTTGCCATGATGTAAGAAGCGTTTTCAAAGAGTTCTAAATCCTCAATCGGAAGACTGCTGCCCTCTCCTTCCCCTTTCTCCTTTTCCTCTTTCATGTGATCTGCGATTTTCGTCAGATCTTTAAAAATATCTCTTCCAAACTTCAGACGGTACATTCTGGGAACTGCCGCAGAGGCCTTAAATTCTACACCACGTCCATCAATCTCAATCTGTTTTCTAAGCATATTTTTCCTCCTACGCGTCGGCACCTGTCACGTAAACACTTTCATACCAACCGTTATAAGTTGTATCATCTGTTTCGGCTCCGGTTTTTGCCTTTACATTTCCATCCGCCAGCGGTGCTGCACTAATGGATAAGGTTTCTGTAGTTGGTTCTTTCGTGTCTTCTGTTGTTTCTCCTTCTACAGAGGGTCTGGTGGCTGTGCAGTTATAAAGTACATGACGCACTGACTTCTGATCCCCATCAAACTCGAACAACAGGGCGAATTTTGCTGTCTCCACATTCGCGTTCTCAATGAGCACTCCCTTGGTATCTTTCTGTTCCTTCAGCACATCAATCCGGAAAGAATCCGGAACCATTGCCATCTCTAAATCTCCTTCATAACCGGTATTAGAACTTGTCTGATAGTAAACCATTCCGTCTGCATAAAAGGGGGTAATTTCTCCGCTGGCATCTAAAGCAATTGATACAGCTCCTGGAACTTTGACTGGCTTATCCCACGTTACAGCTCCGCCTTCACTTTCTTTCAGCAGTGCATAGTGAACATTTTTGATATTAAATTTTACTTTATTAGCTTTTCCTTCTGGCATAATTAAACCTCCATCTCATATAACACTTCATAAAGCTGCTCTTCGTCTAAGAAAGCTTCTGTTTTATTCCAGGCCATGCTCTCTGTTTCCAGCAAGCTTTCCAGACGTTCCTCTAACTCAAAATCTTTCTGATCGGTGTAAAGTTCCAGATTCAAACGTGCAATCTTTTCGTACACTATTCCATCTGCGAAAAAATTATTGCTTTCCGGCAGATACCAGACCAAAAACGGCGGCTCCACGGCCTCTTTTTCTTCAAACAAAAAATACCGGAACGGAATGTTCATCCGCTCCAGCATTTTCTCAATTTCTGCCCGGCTTCTCATAGCTGTCTTTTTATCTCCTCTTCCACTTTCTTTGCAATTTCCTCATTCACCGGTTCGATGTGTTTAATCGCAGCCACCCGGCCTCCGCCCCGCTTGGCATGGCCGTTTTCCAGCAGATGCGTAAGGCTGTACTGGTGATTTCCTGCGTATACCGTCACATGGATGGTATGAGATGTTTCGCTGGTAGACGCCTTCCAGCTTTTAGCATAATCTCCTGAATCCCTTGGGGAATTCTGCTTTAATTTCTGCACCGCCTCTCTTCCGGCTTTTTTGATTACCTTTTTAGTTTCCGAAGTAACGTAGCCGGAATATTCATTCAAAGCAGAGGATACAGTCGCCGAAAGTCCTGATATTGCAGTCTTTCTTCCCATCACGCTTTCCTTTCATCCCGGAACGGAGACTGTATGCTTTCCAGGGACAAGTACAGACAAGGGGGACGTGTATCAAACTTCTTTTGTATCTGAGAAATTCTGTACTGCCTGTCATGTAAAATGATAATATTACCCCTGTCGATTCCTGGCTGTTCTGGAACGGCAACTAAATATGCAATCTCGCTTCCTGCGATTTTTGCTTCCCAGAATCGCTTCACACCTACTGTCCGGCTCCCGAACCGGATGTCTTCTCTTATCGTTTTTACAAGCGATCTCCCTGATGCCTCACAAACCGTCAACACCCCATCATTAAAGGTTTCAAAGTCCCTGTTTTTCAGCCTCATACTTTTCTACCCTCTTTCTGAGCCGGAGAGAGATAATCTCTCCCCGGTAATTGTCCCAGAATTCATTCAATGCAGACGAACGCTCATACATGACATGATTGAAAAGCAGGGTTTTTTCCTGTGTTTCCCCTTCGAAGTCACATGTTCCCAACTTCCCGGACAATGCTGCCTTCCCTCGTTCTATCATGCTGAGTAGTTTTTCGTCTTCCTGAGGAGTTGTCTCCCAAGTAATATCCAGATAGTTTTTCACTTCCTCAAGCAATTTCATGGACTCCTCCTTTTAGCTGATAGCTTTAGGCTTTGGCGCTTGCTGCAGCTGCTGCATCTGTCTGTACCTCTACCTTCAGAATGGCTGGTTTCAGTTTGCTGATATCAAGCACCAGGAATGCATTGTTATCAACCGGCTCTCCATGTCCATAAAGTTTTGTCAGATAAACTCTCTCGTCTTCCAGGAAGCGACACTGATCAGAGTATTCGATTTTTCCAGATTTCGCCGTACCGATTCCCATAAAATACTTCTTGCCAAGGCCTAAAATTGCCTTTCCGGCAGGAACTCTGACAGACTGAATCACCGTGGTCGGATACGGGAGAACATTATTTACATAGGTTCCCGCAGGGCTCATAATGGTAGTTCCAGGCATTACTTTTGTGAAGTAATCGGAAGGATTTACCACCATAATGACGTTCTGGACAATACGGCTCTTTCCTTTCGGTGTCACTGCCAGCTTAGCAAGCAGGCCACCGTAGGACACCGGATCAAAACTGGTAACTGCCAGGGCATCTTTATCTGGATACGTGCCTCCGGAAATTTCTACATCATCTCCCACTTTTTTCATCATTCCGATAGGCTGGTCCTTTCCAGTACCGGCAATAATTCCCTCTTCCAGACCGTTATAAATTGCCTCTGTGAGGATGTCTCTCACATAGCGATCCAACCATGCAGGCCCTAAATCCAGCATTGCCTTGCAAACCGGAAGAAATGCTGAAAGCTTCTTCAGGCTCATATTGACCTGCTTAAAACCGGAAGTCAGTTCCTTTGTGATGGTATCAGTAAGCTTTCCCCAGGTAGCCAGTTCCACCTCATCTGTATTCAGATACATCTCAATCAATCCGGAAGTATTCTGGAAATCAATTGCCTCTAAGAGAGGATGCTGCTGTGTTAAATCCTCAAATACGCGGTCAATGACCGTTTTCGGCATCACTACCTCTAAGTCTGTCAGAGCCTGCTGGGGGTTGGAGGACTTCATGGCCTGGATCACGGACTGGTAATACTTCGTTTCTTCGCTGGTCAGCTGGTGAACACCTCTCCCCGCTAAAACCACCGCATCTGCAGCCTGCTGCTGCGCTTCCACCTCACTGAGAATATTCTCCTGAATATTCATGGACAGCTTCTCGAATGCCTCCGCAAAGGCGTCTGGATCATTGTTCGTAATCGCATCGTTCATCTGCTGTAAAATCTTTGTTTTTTCCTGCATCAATACATCTTTGTTTTTCATTCTTACTCACCTTTCCGGGCCATGCCCTTAAATAACTGTAACAATCCATTCTTCTGTGAGGCCCCGCCTGGGTTCCCAGACTGTTTCTCCCTCAACTCTGCAATCTGTTCCCGAAAACTCTGCTGGCTGTTTAACTGTTTCTGCATCTGGGACAGCTTTTCCAGAATATCATCTGGTTTTGGTTCTATGGCCTTTTTACCATATACTTCGTCAATCAGGCCATATTCCAGCGCCTTATCCGGCGTCAGATAGGTTTCAGCTTCCATTAACTCCTTCAGTTCCTCTTCCGCGATAGTGGCCCTTTCCAGAAAAACCTGCCGGTTCGCCTCCATCATATCATCGAGATCGTCCGCATACTTGCGAAGCTGCGTCGCATTGCCCGCGCAGTACATCCACATGTTATGGATCAGAGCAGTCGTTCCCAGACACATTTTTCGTTCTTCACAGGCCTGCAAAATCAAAAAGGCGACGCTGTGCGCCACCCCGTCCACAATTCCTATTTTATGATTTTCTTTCTGTTTCAGGAGATTGTAGATAGCAACTCCTTCTTTTACGGAACCTCCATTTGAATTAATGTGAAGTTCTATCGTCTGCCCTTCTGGAATCTCCCCCAGCTTCTCAGCAAAATATTTCGCCCCGGTCTCTGACTCCTCATATTCCCAGGTGTTCCAGTTAAACTGTCCATACTCTGTTACATCGTCATAGATGTACAGAAGCGTCTTATTTTCTGCCTGAACCGGCTCCAGTCTCCAGTTGGTTCCATTCTGCTGCATTCTTTCCCACTCCTTTCTATCCAGTATCAGGATTCCTGTGCATACTCTCCAAGAATTCCTGTATGGTGCTGTAATTTTTTGTAATAAAGTGTGTGTTGGCCCACGCCTCATCGATGTACGATTCCCCGATTACCCGGCGTATATCATTGATAGTATACGTACCGGATGAAATGAGCTTATCTACCGGCGTAGCAATATCGAAAATATCAATATGCTTTACAGCTGTCGTATCAATCCTTACGTAATTTCCGGCCAGAAACCCTGACATGCCGTTTCTCTTCCGGTTTATCTCTTTTTCCAAAAGCCGCGCCAATGGATCAATACAAAAGGTCAACAGTTCATCCGTAGCTTTTCCTGTATCCTGTACGTCTCCTTTTGCCAGGGATGGAGGGAAAGAAAAGCCTCTGGCCGTAAAATCGAAAATATCATCTGCCAGCGCCTTGATGTCCCTCGTTGATTCGCTGGAATAGGTTTTTGACTGAAGTTCCGTGTACTTGTAGCCGTCATATAGAGGCAAAACGGCGTTTTCACTCTCAAAGAACTTTTTAAAGTAGACAGTCATCAACTCCTGAAGGGTATCTGAAAAATCATCCTCCGCCTGAGCCTGCGCATCTATGTCAAGGATTCCTCTGCTGCCTCTGGATTTGCGGTAAGCATTCGCTGCATACTGCATTAGTTCGTTGTAGCTGGAATACAGCAGATTAACCAGCTGACGCATATCCACCGAATTCAGCTGGAAAAACAGAACATCTGACTGATAAAATGTCTTCCCAAACGTAAAATCGTCCACAGTCACCCCGGTAAACTGATAATCATACAAGGCATAGACCTGCTTCTGGTAATCATCTGCCACATACAGCTGACCAGAAGATTCAATCACCAGCGCCTCATTATTCAGATACAGTTTTCCGATTAATTTTGTCAAAAATGCAGAAGCATTCTGGTTTTGATTGGGTTCTACATTCCAGAGGTAATATTCCGCTTTTTTCACCGGTTCGTGGTGATAGTAGGTTCTAAATTCGCACTTGCTCAACGCATTCGCAATTTTATTGACACAGGTCCAGAAAGCCAGCTCCCTGAGATAAACCTGATCCATCAATCCGAAAAACTCTGCCCAGTCAACTGCAATCAGGCTTTTCTTTTCTGCGCCTCCTGACAGTTTTTCTACCAGCCACTTTTTAAAATTGAGCCCCATCGTCTTTTCACCTCCTCTCTATGTGGGTTTATCCAAAGGTAAACACCTTAAATTTCGGCTTAGGCCGTTTTGCTTCCGGCAAGGAATCTTCCACAGTCATGCTGGCTACCAAAGCCATGAATGGATCGGTTTTCCGGCTTTTCGCCTCTATCTTTCCATAAACAAAATTGCCTACATCCGCATCACTCTTCTTCCCGACTCTCCGGTTTGAACGAATCAGTTTGGTATTATTTACCGCCCAGCGCAGTACTGGATTGTCCTCCCAGGCAAACCACTGATTCGTAAAACAGCTATCAATTACCGTGGCCACCCGCATAATATCTGAAGGGCGAACCAGCTTCACATTCTTATAAGTTTTGGCATCAAATCCGATTTTCCTCAGTGCATCACTGAGAAGCGCATATCGAAAGTCATCCAGAGCCAGCTTTTCGATGTTGAATTCTTTTTTCTTTTCTGCGATATAATCCGTTAAGTAAGAGGGATGGATCTCTACATCATCTACCAGCGTTAGCAGCCCCTGCTCTGCCCAATCTTTCCACGGGCATTTCATTCTTGGAATATCCTTAGATTTTAAACACAGCCAGGAATGGCTGATATCATATCTCTGATCCCCGTTTCTGAAATGAAGATTGACAGACGCAAAATCTGAAATTTTCGAATAGTCAATTCCGCAGGTGCAGCTCCATCCGCTCAGGTCTGGCAGCTCTTTTTTAGTTGCAATAATGTTTTCCCAGTCTGTCACCTTAAGCTCACTGACTCCCTCCGGAATATTCATTCGTTTCGTCATAAAGGCCGGCAGCCTGGCCGGATTCTTTTTCCAGTCCCGGTATTCCTTCCGGATCTCTTCCAAGAGATTGGGAAGATATGGCAGGGACGGATTGGCCATCGGCCAGTTGGCTTCATCGTGTACATCTTCTTTTTTATTTAATTTGCAAATGAAGGGAAGAAGTCCATTGTCAGGTTCTCCCCCTCGAAGGATTTCTTCTGATGTTTCCAGAAGATCATCCAGAGGTCCTTCCCGGACATCCCCGTTTGTTGTATAGTAGGATCTTCTTGGATGCTTTTTCTTTCCCAGGCCGGTTGTAAAAACATCGATATTGGCGTAATTCTCATACTGATGAATCTCGTTGAAAATGCAGATTCCAGAACGAAGTCCATCCTTTCCTTTAGGGCTGTTCGTCCTGCCTTTCATCTGGGATCGGGTTTTTAATGAGACAACCTGCTCTTTTGTCCAATAAAAAAATCGCTTCAATTTTTTGATGTATTCTGGCTGCTCAAAGGCCGCGATTACATCCCTTACCGGACGCATGGCCTGATCCTCATTGTTGGCACAGATGTCCACATCGTATTCCCGGATTCCATTGTAAGGCGACATCAGGCAGACAGACTCCCAGGCAATGGTTCCGTCTTTACCGGCTCCCCGGCCAAGTTCGCAGAACAGATCCGGCCACCGGGGAAGTTCTGTATCTTTCCAGTAGGTGCAGTCATGAAGACCGATAACAAACTTTTGCCAGGGAAACACCTGTTCAAAAGGAAAATACCGGGCAAGTCCGATATATTTTTCCAGCTGTTCATTGTCTACATAAATGGGTTCTGTTTCAAAGCAGCGTTTTACATGCCTGACGAGCAGCTCCTGTTCTTCGCAGACAGCAAACACATGATTCTCCACAATATCAATCCATTCCTGGATGTACGGATTCATTTTTATAATTCTTCTTCCTCTCCATCAGGAATAATTTCTCCCGTAGTTAATCCCAGCTTATCCAAAATGAGAAGCATCTGTTTGCCGACTGCTACCAAATCTTTTACCGATTGATTCTGTTTTGTGATTGGATAGCCACTGGCTGATGTTGTCTCGTAAGAGATTCCACGGGTTTTTATATCTTTCTGCAATGCTTTTTTTATATCATAGAGATTCATGTAGTCGCAAATTAGGTCCTGAAAACATTCAATATTTACGCCTTTTTTCCATAATTGAAGTTCCAGAGAATCCTGAATTTTCTTTTTATTTGGTGCTCTTGCGGCCATTCCAACCCCTCCTTTTTTTATTTTTTCTATCATGTGCGAGAAAAATATCTTTTGTCGAGACCTCCCACCGGTCTCCAAATGCGAAATTAAAATGCCATTTTTTTAGACCGGGGGAGTGATATACTACTCCCACCGTTCTTCTGTCAAAGGTACTGCTAAAGATTTTTTTCTATGTCCGTGTACCTCCTCATGGCAGTCATGGCATAAAGAAAGCAGGTTCCGCTTCTGCTTCCCCTGCCACATATAAAAAATTTCTAATGCAAGCTCCGGATGTTTCTTTACATAGTTGACATGATGCACCGTTGTAGCCTTTGTATAGATTCCACGGCTTTTGCAGATCTGACATTCATACCTGTCCATCTGAAGAACTTTCCTGCGAAGCTGCTTCCACTTCTGACTATTGTAGAAAGAATGAATATCTCCTCCGTGTATGCATTCCTTTACAAAGTCGATTTCTTTATCTTCCATCTTTTCACTATAGGAAAAAGCGCCCTCTCAGGCGCTCTCCCTTTACTCCTTATGTTTTTCTTCCTGCTCTTTTGCAAAGGACATCATCAGCTCTGTAATCTGTCCAGCCTGGCTGACTCCTGCCGCCTCACAGGCCTTTTCGAATCGTTCCGCTACTTCCCGCTTAATTTTAAAGCTTTTTGTCATGTAGCCGGCTTTCTTCTGATACTTCTGGCTTGCAATTGTCTGAGGGTTTGGGCTACCTTTTGGCATCTCTGTCCCTCCTTATTGTTCTGTAAATATTGCGGCCAATGAAACCAGCCGTCACTGCAATTACTGCAATTATTGCGATTCTCATTGTTAAAGATGGCGATTCGTGTTATACTTTTGATGTGGGGAGGATTTCTCCTCCCCGGCTGTGCTAGTTCCACAGCTTGTCGATTATCAGAATGATAATCCCAGTTATGAGCCCTGTCAGGAATTGAACTGCTACTTCAATCCAATTGACTGGGCTTTTTCTTTTTCTTCGGCTACTGCCTTTCGCCATCGTTCTCACCTCCTTACATACTATATTATATCATAGGGCATACCCTATGTCAAGCATTTATTGCACTATATTTAGTATCTTATCCACATTATTATCAACATATTGTGTATAATGAAAACACCCGGCGCATGACCGGGTGAGAAAACAGGAGGAAAAATTATTGTAGGCTTGCGAGCTGCCGCGGCTCCTCTGCCAGCGGATCCTTCAGGAATCGAACCTGAGACTCGACGCTTAACAGGCATCTGCTCTACCAACTGAGCTAAGGATCCATATCGCCGGGTTTCCCCGGCATCTATGCGAATGAAAGGGGGTTCAAGCCGTCGGCTGAATGCCTTTGGCTTCATGGTACACTATAACATTTTCAAAACGAAATTTGCGAAAAAAACGAAATAACTTTAGGATTCTTTCATAAAATTTGTAAATTCCATTCTCACACCGTCCGCAGTCGCTTTCCTTCCCATCCGGATGGCCACCTGTCCCCATGTCATCTCTTCGAAAAATTTATACCGAATAATCCGCTGCATCCTGGGAGATATAGTCAGAAGCCAAACTTCCACCTGCCCTTTAATCTGCTCCGCCCTGCGGATCCGTTCCTCCAGCAGCTTCTCCCTCCGTTCCAGCTCATCCGGGTCTTTGACTGCCGCATACCCCAGACCCTCCAAGTGATAGGTCTGGAGCGTATACGGAAATTCATGGGATGAACCTTTCACACTGTCCTGCTGTATCTGCCTGCGGCGCTTCCTCAGTTTCCGGATCTCCTCTTCGGTGTCTTTGACCAACTCACAGGCGTCTATGTACTGCTCTAATATCTGCTTGTCCAATGGCGTCACCTCTCTCCCTATCTTTTAATCTTTATCCGGCATCCTCCTGTGGTATGCCCTCTGCCCCTCTACGTATTGTTCCTGCTTCCTCTGCCTTCCCAGAAGCTGGCGAAGCTCGTTCAAAAACTTCTTGCCGGATCCATCTGAAAAATACTCGGCAATCTCTTTGTTTAACAGCATGATGTCCTTATGCCGGCGCCTGGCTTTCCGGCTCTGCCACAGCTTCAGGGCCTCATTGTGCATATCGTATTTATTGTCCGTAAATTCAAGCGCATGGAGATAATCCTGAAGGCTTTTATCTTCATCTCCCACAGAAGAATAGGATAACCGGTACGCTTCCTGGCACTGCTCCACGAAGTCAATAAATTGTTCCAGGCTGATTGATGGCAGTTCCTTTTTTCTCTCCGTCATGGCCATACCCTCCCCGTTTTTTTATCTCTTAACACAATCCGGCCAACCACCTCGCAGTCCAGGTTTCCTGCTGTGAATTTCATCAGCTCCACTGCTTTACTGACATGCTCTGGTTGTCGGTCTGCCTCCCGGATGGCTTTGGCGGCCACCGGATCCCGCACACCACTACGATTATGATATAAATCAGGTTTCATTTTGGCCTCCTTTGTACGGCTCCGGAAGGGGCTGCCAGGCTACTACTGTGTCATATACAACTCCAGGGTCTCTTGCTTCGTTGGGTTCCCCATCACAGCGTATCCATTCGTTTTCTTCATCCTCATACCACCAGAGCCCCTCTTCATATTTCCCCTTATATGTGCCACTACTTTCTGGATGATATCCCCATTCCTCTTTTGGGATAAAGTCAGAGCCATAGTCTGAAATCCAACTCGAGTGTTTTACTGTTATCCAAACGGGCATCTCTTCCTTTGGCAGTCGTTCCTCTACCGGAATCCATTTCCTGATATTTGTGTCAGGGACATCCATATGAGAGCGGATGATATTCGCTGCTCTCGCCATGCCTTCACATTGTTTTCTGCCAATTTCTTTATTGGTCATGGCTTCATGCTCTATTTCTGCTAAAATCTTCTCTAGTACGTTCATTTACTCCTCCAGCAGTTCAAAACATTCTTCTAAATGTTCTTTTGAAATTTCTAACCATGAACCATCATCTATTGCATCAAGATGAACTTCACCACCAATCATCGTATGTCCACTTTCATCCATTTCATAAATCTTTCCGTCTTCAATTATTGTTGAACTATTTTCAATCAGGAATCCGTCTTCATCATAGTTATCTACGCAAAATGATTTTATACACTTATATCTTTTCATTTTAACCCTCGTCTTTCTTTTTCCTCCTGAATAGCAATTTGATTAAATAAATTACAGCAAATATAGGCAGAAGTATTGCTTCCACCCTAAGGGCAATGATAAAACTGTAAAGAACTGCGTTATCATTGCCCGTGATTCCTGTAACCATCATTCCTATGCATATGATAATTCCGCATATTGCAAGAGACTTGGTATATCTGCTAAGCAGTTTTTCCAATTCTTCCATCACTTCTTCTCTCCATATGGTTCTGGCAGAGGCTGCCAGGCAATCACGCAATCAGGTTCATCCCATATACCATTTTCTATCCCACACATTCCCGTAAACGGATCTTCCTGCCCAACTAATTCGCCAACAAATGTGCAAAGATATGTTCCATCCTCCGGCAACCGTTCCTCTACTGGGATCCATCTGTCCTGCTGCCGGCGAAGCTCTTCCACATCTGCCGGACTCAGACCCGTGTCTTCGTAGTCTCTCAGCTTACACAGCGCCCCATATAGTGCCTCATAGGTTTCCCGTGCGATTGGTACTCCTATGAGCAAATTCTCCCACTGAATTCTTTTTAGGCCCCAGTTTCCAACTTTATCTCTTTCTGTTAACCGTCCCATTTCGTTCTCCTTTCTAACCCGCAGTCCCAGAGAGTTATCTGAGATTTATATTCTTCCAGACGTTCATTTGCCAACTCATAATAATGTCTGTCTTTTTCAAATCCGATATAACTGACTCCCGCTTTATGACACGCTATTAAACTGCTTGCACTGCCAACGTGAGTGTCAAGAATTTTTGCTGCTGGAACTGCATATTTCGCAAGCAGCCAATCATACAAAGCTACTGGTTTCTGCGTCGGATGGATTCTTTTCTCATTGAGAACTTTATTGCCCTGCTGCACTGTTCCTTCTTCCAAGCTCTTTCCCTGGAACATCCCGTTCCACATGTACCGGAACAGCCGAACCGAATCATGCAAGCTACAGGAAGCAATCTCACAGTCTGAGAAGCTACTGCCTCCATTGCACTTGTCCCAGACAATCCGGCCTGGCGGGAAATGATAATCAAAGTAGTTGCATCCCCACACGATCTGCTCTTTGGAAACCCGTTCCAGCTCCTGAAAATATCCCAGCCCTGGTACTTCCCATTTTTCGGATGGTTCGTAATATCGCTGTACTCCGATTGGGCTTATTTTCCTGCCATAGTATTCTCTGCGCTCTGGACCTGAAAAATAAGGAGGATCCACAATGGCGAGGTCAAAATAGTCATCCGGAAACAATGGCAGGTAGCTCATGCAATCCCCACAAATAAATCGGTTTAATTCATGTTCCATTTTTCTCCTATGCAAACCTTAGCTGACTTTCATTGTCATTGATAATCAGGTTCGGAATCCTTTCTCCTACTTTTAAATATCCGCAATTTGCTTTTACCAGGGCTTCTGCCATAATCGGGACAACACTGTTTCCGATTCTGGCCACCTGCTCCTTGATGGGGTATGGTTTCCCCTCAAGGTCCCGATTGATGATGTAGTCTTCCGGGAATCCCTGCATCAGCTTTAATTCTTCCGGCTTCAGCATTCTAAGAAAAATATCTGCTATAGCATATTTCTCGCCTTTTATGTCAATAGCCACATTGACAAGGCCAAACCTGTCTTTTGTTGTGATTGTATCCAGCGGTCTGTCTATTGTCTGACCTCCGCCGGATCCGTAATATTTAACCAGGAACGCAGATACCAGCCTAAAGTGTCCCGGCGATGTCGTAATGGTGTGAATTGGATCCTCGCACCCCTGTCCGATTCCGGATTTATAATATTTTGTGATAAAGGCTGTCACCAGCCCATACCGGTTTGACGTGTCAATGGTCTTTATCGGTTCCGACAGGAGCTGGCCTCTGGATTCTCCAGCCTTTTGTTCCCCGTGGTACTGGATGAGAAAAGCAACTGCTCTGTCATCCTGCACGATATACGGTTCGCTTTCCAGGATGTATTTCCGGATCCCGTTTGCAATCCGTTTCTGTGTGGCTGCTGCCAGCGGTTTTTTCCGGTCGAATATTGATTTGCCAATGTCTGACCAGTCGATATATTTTCCGCATGGCTCCCAGTTATCTTTTGTTCTGGTTTTCTCTGGCCATACAATTTCCTTTTCGTCTCTCCGGAAAATCGCATACCAGCGTTTCCTGGTGGTGGGTGCGCCGTAATCTGCTGCCACCATCTCCCGGCTATCAAACCGGTATCCCAGGGAACACATGGCTGTGATAAACCGTTTGTAGTCCTCTCCCTTTCTTTCCGGGATGATGTAGCCTTTTTCGTCCAGAGGTCCCCACTGCTGGATTTCTTCCACATTCTCCATAATGATTACTTCTGGCCTGATTTCCTTGGCATGTTTAAATACTGCCCAGGGAAGAATTCTAAGCCCGCTCAGACGGGGCTGTCCGCCTTTTGCCTTACTGTGTGATGTGCAGTCGGGGGAAGCCCACATCAGGCTTACTTTGCGTCCTTTTACAATGCCTTTCAGATCCGCCTTAAAGATATCCTCTGTCAGGTGCAGTGTATCCGGATGATTGACTTTGTGCATCCGGATTGCTTCTGGATCATGGTTTACTGCGATATCTACCGGACGGCCTAAGGCCATTTCTATTCCTACACTTGCTCCGCCTCCGCCGGCGAAACAGTCAATGATTAGTCCCATCTTGTTTCCTCTTTTTAATAGTCTAATGCCCGTTTCTTATAAAAACATCGTTATCTGTTCGTATTCACTGAATTTTTTTTCAAGGTCGAAAATGGACTTTCCTGGACCCTTGAATGGTTCGTCTATTCTGGACTGCAACCCCCTCAATCTTTCCCAATACTTCGGAAGGTACTTGTATATATTGTTCAGTTCTTTGAGATTCTTATTTCGGCAGCACCAGCAGCTTACTCTGTCTAAAATACTGTATAGTTCGATCCCGTCCTCATCCCAGTTATATCCATGATCGTAGCAGTACTGAAGGCATTCTCTTTCTGTCATTCCACGTTCAGCCAGAGGATATTTTTTGTGAGGAATATTTTTTATCCTCTGCGGCTCATCTGCTGCTATGCCGACATACTCCACAATCTTCTCATCCGGATACTTCTCTCTGTAATGTTTGTTAATTTCATTCAGTTTGTACCTGGTAGCCCATCTGGCATTTCCCCCGCACCATCCATATCCGTAATGGTATGGGTATTCTTTTTTCTCTCTGTATTTAACAGGCCTTACCAGCATGTCATAAACAAATGGATTGGCAGGATGTAATTCAGTAAATTCAATCCCTTTCTGTAACAAAACCTCTTTGATTCTGTCTCTATTTCTGTAAATGGAATCAAACTCCATACCTGTATCATAAAAAATCACTTCATCAACAGGAATGTTTTCTTCCAAACACAGAAGCAACATTGCCAAACTGTCTTTTCCGAAACTGCAACTTAAAATTTTTTTGATAACACCACGCTACAAATACCGTATCGTGGATAAGAAGCATCAGGCTACCCATGAGTTTTTTAGACTCGCAACTATTCAGCTTCTTTTTCGCCAGCACTTAGACACCCGTGCATTCAACCCGGTTTACCGGGATTCGTTATTCCTTTCTGATCATTCCTATTACTGTCTCCAGAGCTTTTACGTCCCTGCCCCAGATTGGATCCGCATCACGTCCTGCTGCCATGTCCCGGCAGTGAAGCAGCAAATCACCTAACTGCTTTACAGCACCCTCCAGTTCTCTGGTATCTACCATCCTCATCTCCGGAACCCGAAGTGCCCTGCAGGCTCCTGCCGGATGATCCGTCTCCAACATTCCTGTATTCAACATTTCTCTCAAACACGCATTGGCAGTTGATAAAGAGCAGCAAAATTCCTTTGCCAGTTCTCGGTTCGTCGGCGGGTAGCCGTGCTGTTTTATGTAAGCTTTGATAATTTCCAACGCCTTTTTCTGGCTTATTATTTGTTCCATTGTACTCCCTCATTATAATTTTCTTTTAAGGCGGGCGACCGGTCAGAGTCGCCCTGTATGTAACACCAATGGCAGGTTATTGTGATATATTATGGCCATTGGGAGGTTCCTTGTTTACTCGCTCCAGCTCATTAACTGGAATCCTAAAATACAATATCCTTCTTCTAATCCTCTCATGTCTTCATCCATGTAAGAGATACGAGTTTCTGCCTTTCGGCCTGTGAATTTTCCATCCTGATAACACCAGAATTCCAGATCATGCCCTTCAAGAAACTTCTGGTCGTTTTTAGTAAGCTTATAGGCTTTCTTTCCTCTGATGATATGGTCATATTCCTCCGGGCCAATTTTCAAGACATGCCCAGTCTTTACTGGGGCTTCCGGAGGTTTTGCGTGTCCTTCTATTGTCTGATGACAGTTCTCTGGAAGTATCGTTTCCAGGCTCTGCTGCCTATGCAGTTCTCCTTTTTCTTTTGAGTCAGATTCTAACTTTTCTTCTACGTCCCTGATGGAGATTCTTTCCTGCTTCGCCAGCTCCTTTTGAGGTTCCGGCGGAAGGCAGGCAGCCTTATTAGCGGCAGAATAGCCGATTTCCTGGTCCTTAAACTTTTCCATGAGTTCCGGCTCCAATTTTCGGTTGATATGCTTTAGCTGGGCCGTCTTGGTGACACTTAGACCTAATTTATCAGCCACGGCGGCACGAATATCATTGGCAAGGGCAAACTGGGGTTCTAAGCCGGTCAGTTCCCTGAATTTTTCCTGATGTTCCGGTGTGCCGGTCCGAAGGGCTTCCAGGGATTCCGTTAAGCCGATTACCTCAATCATACGGTCATGGTCAGTTTTGTTTCGCTGGCCAGCATTGGTCAGATACAACGTAATTCTTGCCATGATATCGTCCAGATTCTCCAGATGAACCGGAACCAGCCTGAACTGCTCTAATCCCAGCTTTTCTACCAGGTGAATCACTGCCAGCCGTCTTCTATGGCCGGAGATTAATTCATATTCTCCAGGCGCACGTTTGCGGGCAAAGAGCGGTTCTGGGATTCCTCCAGCCAGACGGATCATGTTCGCCAGCTCTTCAATCTCCCCTAAAGAATATTTATTTTCCCGGTTTGGAATCAACTGAGTGTAGGGAATCATCTGTACTGTGTACTGCGCCCTCTTTTCGGCGGGCCGGGCTGCCATGATATCATTTAGTTTCGGCATCCTCCAGCACCTCCTTTGCAAGGTCTCTGTAGTCTTCTGCTGCCTGCGAGTGTCTTCGACAGCGGACAATCGGCTTTCGCACATTCTCCGCGCTGATAACATCCTCCGTTCTGGTAATGGCTGTCTCATAAGCCGGTAAGGGATAATTTTTTAAGATATTCCGAATATTCTTCCGGCTCTGAGCATTATTCTTAAACATGGTAAACAGAATCTTGGGCTCTGCAGACACACCCATCTCTGGGAACAGCCACTGGGCCATGTCCAGACCTTCACATCCCCAGCGCGTTGCCGGAACCGGAATGATTAATCTTTCTGAAGATTGGATGGCTTCGCGCGTCATCCATTCTGCTGCCGGAGGGCAATCAATAATACAGTAGTCAAATAACTCCTGAACGATTTCCAGCTCCCACATCAAACGTCTCTTTTCTTTTATTTCCCGTACCCGTATATCTGCCGGGATAATAAACAAGTTTTGAATCCAAGTCTTTTTAATGGCTGAAAGGATTGTGCAGCGTTTTTTCAGTACCTCCGCAATACTCCTCTGGTGCAGGTTATAGCGACGCATCATAGAAGAGGCGTTCCCTTGTTGATCCATATCAATCAGTAAAACTTTCTTTCCAGCCTCCACCAGGCTGTAGGCCAAGTTTACAGCCGTCGTGGTCTTTCCTACACCGCCTTTCAGGTTCCATATCGTGATTACTTTCATTTCTTACTCCTCTAAACAAGCTTTTATCCTTTCCTCAATCCACTGCGCTTCGCATTCCTGATCTGCGATTTCTTCCGCTGCCAGAGCTGGAGAGACATAGCATCCGATGGACGCGTAGCCGGTAGGTGTTTCTTTCAGAATTTGAAAGCGTTCAGCGGTTTCTTTTACAATGTGGTATTTCCCGTAGATACGTTTCATCTTTCCCGTTCTCCCAGTGTACGCCCTCCTCTTCTGTGGCATCGGATTACATCCGCCCAAGGGTACGCATGGCCATTGTCAAATAAACAGATATGAGGATATCTGGTATCAGACACCTTCGTCGATCTTCTGGTTCCTTCTTCATCCCGATAGTAATATTTATCTCCGACACACGCTTTTTCTCTGGCTTTTCTAATGGCCTCCGGCGTGATGGCCATAGTGTTCGTTCTTCTTATTACCTTTTCCTTGTAGTTTTCTGTACTTCCTGTTTGAATCGTGTAGACATATTCGTTTCCGATTCTTCCAACGCATTCAATTGCGTTCTTTACTCTCAGATTTCCAAACTGGTTCCTGGCATCTTTATAATCTAAACCCAGTTCTTCCTGAACAGCCTTGATACTCATGGGCTTTCCCGCTTTTTTCAGGCAGTCCAGAATCCTATGCTGTTTTTCAGCTGATCTTCTCTGTGTCTCTTCTCTCTTCATCGTTCTCCAATCCTAATAAATCTGTTCTCCAGTCTTCGCAATATACGCGGCCTGCTGCCGGTGTCCAATCGCAGCTATACTCAAAAATGCAGGTTTCGCACGTCTTTTCCATCCTATGTCTCCTGTGTCTCTTTTCTGGTTTCAGTTTTTTCTACTTTGATATTTCCTTTGCTGGTCATGGAAATCTTTCCTTTCAGCCCGTTTCCCACATCCAATGTCAGGGAATCGATCTGATCCTCCTCTATCAACTCCACAGCTGTTTTTAACAGTTCTACCGCTGTTTTCGGGAGATATTTCCCGAACTGCCTTTCAACTGTACACTTTGCCTTTTCCATCCGTTTTTTTCTGCTGGCATAATTTTGCGCCGCTGCACATCCACACAGCTCCGTTGCCGCTTCATCCAGCTTCTCCTGGGGCCACGGAAGCAGAGTTTCAATCTGGGCCATCTGGCCGCAGAACCGACAGCTTCCCGTCTGAATCTCCAGTCCGTCCGGATGTTCCCGTTTCAGTTCTTCTAAATCGCTTTTTAACATGTCTCCTCCAATCTGATGAATCCATTCTCCTGCTGTCCTTTGGCCTCGTCATTCTTTTCCTCTGTGTAGTACCGGCCAAATTCTTCGCGGAACAACTCCCGGCTGTATTTTTCTTCGAATATCCGTTCCGCCTCTTCCTTCAGGCGCTTGTCCAGCTCTATGTTCCCACCGTGAACTCCTGTCTTGTTGTGACGGTGACACCCAGGGCAGAGATGAACCTTCAATCCATAATGCTCTGACTTCTTTTTCTGTTTTTTCCCGAAAAAGACATGATGTTCTTCTAAATTCCTGGTGTCGCCGCAGTTGTAACACTCATAGGCTCCGCGCGGCTCCATAATACTTCTTGCCATTATTCCTCCTTCATCACCCTTCTGGAATGTGGAGAGAGAAGGTTCCAGATCTCTTTCCATTGCTCCACGTTTCTAATGGTGTTTCCCTTGGCGTTTTTCCACCCTGCCGCCTGCCATCCGGTCAGCCACTCGTTTTGAAATGCCGACACGACGTAATCCTCTGATGAATAAATACTGAGCATGCAGGGACGTTCCAACACTTTCAGACACTCAATCAGGGCCTGGAGAGTGTTGCTCTGTTTCGAGGCATCCCGCTCCCCAGATACTTCCCGGCGGTGGACTTTTCCGGCGGCGTCCGAAAACTCCAGACTGCCCCAGTATTTACTGGGGGTTGCGCCTATCTTGACTGTTACTTCGTACATGGTTCCTCCCATGGGATTAGAATATAGGCGTACAGATACGCGCTGTCTGTGCGGTAACCTGGTTTTGCTGATTTTCTGGGTGTAAATCCCTGTACCAGTTTCTTTGCCTGCTCCCACAGATTCATCGTCTTCTTTCCTGCCTTTTTCGGTTTAACATAGACATAGGTTCCCTCGTTACAGATGCCGAATGAATCATGTTCGATCTCTAAATTCAGGCCAGAATCCTGAATCATTCGTTCTGCTTTCTCCCAGTACGGGACTTTCTCTTCTTTCGTGAAATTAAATTGCCTCAATCTATTCCCCTCCTCTTGTTTTTTTGCCGGGTTTCCTGTATCGTTACCTCTCCCGTCTCCAAATCCAGCTGATAGCTATCCCGCTTCGTTTCTTTCTGCTGACGGACATCATGGATCAGCGTATAGGTAAAATACATAAACCCGGTAATCTCGTGATATGCTTCCGCAATGCTGTCCTTATCTACATACCACCCTGGAGGAACTACAATCGTATGGCTGATTGCGTTCCTTGCGCTGATAGTTTCCTTTTTAGGTTCCGGAATCACAAGGTTTTTGCTGCTGTTATACCGTCTTCCAGAAAATCCCTCCAGAGTGTTCATGGTCTTTTCAGAGTATTTGATAAAATAATTTGCTAATTTCCGATACTGCCCACTATCGTCCATAGGCTTAATCGTAACCCAGCCCTTGGTCCAGAGACTTTTTAATATCTGAGGTTCTATCGCATTTAAAGTCATGTGGATGTGGGCAGCTCCCTTTTTTCCTATTTCGGCTACCCATATGTACTTCGCTGTCTGCCCCTTCTTTTTAAAGGCTTTTCTCAGACCTCTCAGCAGACAATCCACGTCCTTTCTGAGCGTCTCTTTCCCCTCTGGACGATTCTCTTTGCTGTAGGAGTAGGTGATATACAGACTGGATCCGTCATAGTTTGCATTCATGATCCAAGTCAGCTTTTTCGCAGCCTGCCTGCTATTGACCTTTTTTTGCGCTTCGCTGGTCCGATTCTCCTTCGCCCTCCTGCTGCCTTCCTTCTTATCTGCTTTCGGGCAGTAGTAATAGGTATACTGTCTGGTTTTCCCAGCTCTGCATATTTCCCTCTTGTACGCCATCCTGCTCTCTCCTGTCGGTAGAATAATATACTTAACAAGTCTTCAGGGCGGCTTTCCTGCCGCCGCTCATTGACTTTTTATCCCTGGTGTCGTACAATGGAATCGGAATATTTCATTTTATTAACACCCTGAGTCCGACGCCGTTTGCTCCGGCGCTGGACTTTTTTACTACTCTTCTCTTTTATCCTTCTGCTGCCTCGTCACAGTTTTGAAACTTCTTCGGAAAGATTCTAAGAACAAAGTAGACATGGCTAGTGCCCTTTCAGGTTTTTCTTCTGCTAATTCCACTATGATTTCTGCGGCAGCCTCTCCAAATGACGTAATAAAATCTCCGCATCCTATACCGCCTCCCATCAAAAGTCTCTGCACTTCAACTTGATGGTTTATATCATTTTTTTCTATTGACTTTACACCGACACAAAATAATATATCGCATTCTTCTATTGTCTTCTTTTCGTCTTCTGCTAAAATGAAACCTTTTACCACTTGCTTTTCCTCCTATTTCGGTTTACACTTCTCTTGCGATTATTTTTTTGGGGCCTGTCCGGCGGCAACCGGCAGGCCTTTTCTACTTTGTTGCACATAGCTGCTGCTTCATCTGTCTAATAGCTTCATTCAGCTCATCTGTACAATGGGTATGTATCCAAAGTTCTTTGGAAGCGTCAATTCTTGCCTTCCATCCTTCGTCATAAACCTGTACAGTTAAAATCCCGCAATGCCCCGAAAAATTAAAAAAGGCTGTCGGCTTGTTCCCTGTTTTCTCCTGTTCTCGCGGCATTGTGGAGTTAATATCCAACGTCAGGTCTAACAGCTCGTGGATCTTATCCCTTCTTCTTTTTTCTACTTTCTTTTCGATTCTTCTTTTCATGATTTCTCCTTTCAAAGTCTTTACATGGGTACATCCTGCTGTACTCCAGACACCGGTTCCTGTACCGGCAATCCCTGCAATCCACTACAGCCACCCAGCCGAAGCCAGAACGGCCAGGAATGCCCCAAAGAAGCCTGCCGCCAAAACCTCCGTAAAAAACAGAGCCTCGTGAAGAAACCTCACTTCGTCTTTCAGCGCAGCGTTTTTTCTTTCAGCTGCCCGGAGCGGGTGCTCCGGGACTGTATCTCTCTTTCTCATTCGTCACACACCTTTCTACAGATTTCCTCGCTCACCTCATCTGAACTGGTTAATATCGAATACATGGTCCTCGCTCCTTCGTACCGGACCAGGGCCCGGACAAACAGCGGGGCTGTCGACTTATCGGCTCTCCACTTTGCATGGAGCCGGTCTTTTTCCGCTTTCAGTGATTTCAGATATTGTTCTGCCCGTTCCAGGTTGGCTCCGGTGATAAACGGTTCCTCTTTCCGAATGGCCGGAGCCGGAATGACCGAAATTCTGAAAAATCCCCTTAAAAACACACTTTTTCCTCCTGCATGGTTTTATTTCGCAGATCCAGGAGTTTCAGAATCAGTTCCCCGGAACGGTTCCAGGGTTCTTTCTTTAAATAGAGGACTGTTCTGACGCTTACTCCCAGATAGTTTGCGATATCCTTATCTGTCCAGCCCTTACGGGCTTTAATTTCGTTAATCCAGTCTTTTGGCCAAAACCACCAATCTGGTGGCCTAAGTATCTGCCTTGCCATAGTTTTTCCTCCCTTCAGCAGCTCCTCAGCATTTTCTCAGTTAAGGATACTTAACCAATATCTTCACCAGAAGCTCTGCCGTGCCCTGTTTCGCAGAGCTTTTGGTGATTTCATATTCTTCTACATTATGGATTCTCTTCTCATCAAGGCTTAACTCAAATCCATTTGAGCCTTCTTTAATTGTCAAATGATGTATTGCTCTCACCTATCTTTCTTTTATACGTTTGGCATCTTCTTACATTTTGTGTTACAATTTCCTTATATAAAAAATGAAAATCAGAGGAAAACATGGTCGATATTAGTAAACCTCAATACAAAATGCTCGTTAAAATACATAAAAGGAATCAGCTTCCTTACGAAAGCCTTTCAGAAGAAGAAAAAGATATTTGCTCTTATCTTCTGGCGCACAATTTGATCTGCGTGATAAAACAATTAGATAAATCTTCTGCTCCTTCCATGCAGCTTCCCACAGTCAAAATTAAATCCGTCCAAATCACGCAAGCTGGTATGGCTCAGATTTATACGTTTAAATCCACTTTTTATAAATGGTGGATTCCTGTTGTTATTTCCATAATTGCACTAATACTGTCAGCAATAGGATTGCTGTGGCAGCTACTAAGCTTATGATCGACACTATCATTGGTAAATCAGGATACCTCATAAAGAGAGGAAGTCCCTCTCCATAACTTTCCTTTAATTCCTTATGGAGAATTCTTCGTTCTTTTCCATAGGAGGCTTTTTGTACATCATCCATTATTTCGGAATACGTCCGTTTTTTTCTTACGTCTTTACCCATATCCTTCTCACCTCCCTACTTCAGTAGCTCCTCAATGGCTTCTGGAAAATTCCATATTTTTATGTTACAATCTACCCAATAATTCAAAGGAGACTATACAAATGCTATGTACTATCGCCACCGCTTCATCAGCCAACTTACAAACCACTTCATTTTTTTCTTCTTTAACTCCATCTGACTGGGTTCAGATCAGTGGTATAATACTTTCAACCACTGTGGGTTTTATAGCCATTCTCATTTCTATTTTCACGTTGCGACAATCAAACAAAATGATAGAAGAATCAAGCCGCCCTATTGTATCTGTCTATACCAACACATTTAATCCTGGAATGCCTATGTTCTATCTTGTTGTAAAAAACTATGGACAATCATCAGCGCAGATGCTTGAATTTAAAACTGATTTTGATTTTTCTAATTGTTATGGAACTCACAATTCTAAAAACTACATAGAAGATTTATCAAAATGTCTGATTGCTCCAGGTCAATCGAAAACCTGCTACTTAGATTTCACAAAAATAAATCGACCTGTGAGATTTTCCATTAAATACAAAAGTGCTGTTAAAACATATAGAGAAGAATTTGTACTTGATTTAACAGCGGCTGCTTCTCTTCCAGTTTTAAAATATGCTACTAAGGATAAAGAACTTTTAAGCATCTCCTATTCTTTACAAGAGATGATTCTTAAAAATCTTTAATTTTTACTACAGAACATTGGCCAACCACATCTATGGCACGTTGTAATATAAGCTTCGCCTCGTTAACGCTCAGCCCTTCTTCAGCGAACTTGTTTAAAATCTCTTGGACAAGCTCGCTGACTTTCTCTCTGGGGAAAATTTCTCCATTTTCCATTGCATAGTCATGGTTTTCCAAAAACATGCTTCTCACCTCCCTACTTCAGCAGTTCCTCGATACTCACGCCCAGATAATCAGCTACTGATTTTACTTTATCCACACTTGGCTTTACATCATCCCATTTTGAAATGCTACCTTTAGAAACTCCGATTGCTTCCTCCAGTTTGTAAACCGGAATATCTTTTTCCCTGGAATATCTTTTAACATTTTCCTTTAAGCTCAATGGTTTTCTCCTTTCTTTTACTCAGTTCTGAAAAAAATACAATTTGTGTTGACATGATTCTGAAAATATTCTATAATCAAGCTACCACACAAGACTTAGACATTCTCTTTTATATTGCCGTATTTTGCATTTCTTTCAGAACCTTTACTTGTATTATACGCATTATATTCAGAATGTCAATACTATTTTGCATTTTTTTCAGAAGTAAGAGGTATTGATTTATGAAAGAACGTGTAAAGGCACTCTGTAAGAAAAAAGGTGTGTCAATGAACACTGCCGAAAAAGAAATAGGGCTAGCCAAAGGATATATATCCAAATTAGGCAAATCAAACCCCAACATGACAACCTTACAAAAAATGGCTGACTATTTTGGTGTGTCTGTTGAGTATTTAATGACAGGAACCGATGACGGCGCAAAAGAGCAACCCCAACTGAGTGCTCGCGATGAAAGAGATATCAGCCGCCGGTTAGAACAAACTCTTTCAGACCTGGAAAACCAGCAGGATGCTCTCATGTTTGACGGAGCACCATTAGATGATGAAACCAAGGAACTTTTAAAGGCGAGTTTGGAACACAGCATACGGGTGGCCAAAATCAATGCAAAAAAATTTACCAACAAGCGTTATCTTAATTCTGAGAATCAGGAGAAGTGATTTCATTGGATATACGTAGAGAAGTCGCATATTTAAAGCGATATTACAAAACAGATGATCCTTTTGATGTGATACGGGCCAAAAATATCCTTCTCTTATACGAAGAGCTTGGTCTTATCAATGGATATTACAACTTTGTGCTACGCCAAAAACAGATACATATTAACTGCAATCTTAAAGGTACTCAGCAAATTTTTACTGCCACTCATGAATTGGGACATGCTGTTATGCATCCTAAAGCAAATACGCCTTTTCTTCTGGCTAATACTTATCAGTCTGTAGATAAACTGGAAATAGAAGCTAATAAATTTGCCGTTGAATTCCTGATTGCTGATAATATACTGTATGAATATTTGAAATATCAGGAATATACCATTGAGCAGGTAGCACGCTTATTGGGGTATCAAAAAGAATTGATTGAATTGAGATTAAAATAGCCTTTGGCATTTTAATAAAATTTATTTTTAGGGAGGATGAACATATGAAAAAAGCAAAGATTTTTATCACTACTGCTCTTTTAGCAGCCACGATTTCCAGCAATGCCTATGCTGGTTCCTGGCAACAGAATGAAACTGGATATTGGTGGCAGAACGACGATGGATCTTATCCAGTAAATACATGGCAGTGGGTAGATGGGAATAACGATGGTATTTCTGAAAGCTACTACTTTAATGAAAATGGTTACTGTTTAATGAACACCATCACTCCGGACGGCTTTACTGTTGACGCTAATGGAGCCTGGACTGTGAATGGAATCATTCAAACGCAGGCAGTAACTCCTGCAGAAAATCCAGTTCCTCAGCTGGATTCAGCACCTATGGCCACCGGTATTTCTACAACTCCATATGAGGGTTATACTATTGTAGTAAATACCAGCACAAAGAAATATCATACTCTTGGATGCCGTTTTGTAGACCAAATGAATACTTCTAATACAGCTTATAGCAATGACGCGGTTCTTTTAGAATCTCAGGAATATGAAGCATGTAAAGTCTGCCATTAACAATATTATCCAAAATTAAATAATTGCGGCAAGATTAAAATAGCCTTTGGAATTTTAATAAAAAATAATGTATTGGGAGGAAACACATATGAGAAAAACAAAGTTTCTTGCCAGCGTATTACTGGCATCCGTCATGCTGTCAGCTTGTGGGGGAGATTCAAAACCTACCGATTCTGCTGATAGCACTTCCGTAGCCGAGACTGAAAAAGAAACAGAAGCTTCGACTGAGGAAGCAAAAGAAGAGAAACAGGCTTTAAGCATTGCAGAACAAAAAATATGGGAACAGGATGGACTCTCTGTTACTGTGACTGGAATTTCTACAGATGGACTTATAGGGCCGGAATTAAATCTTCTTATTGAAAATAATTCTGACAAAAATGTCACGGTTCAGTCCCGTTACACTGCAATCAACGGCTGCATGGTATCATCTACTATGTCCGCAGATGTAGCTGCTGGAAAAAAGGCAAACGATAGCTTAGATTTTTCTGAGACTGATTTAAAAAGGAACGGCATTGACACAATCGCCAACATAGAATTTTCTCTTCACATTTTTGACCCAGATACCTACGATACTCGCTATGACTCTGAGTTAATCAAACTCAGCACTAATTTAGCAGAAGGATTTTCACAGACTTATGATGATTCCGGAGAAGTCATCTATGACGAAAATGGAATTAAAATTGTTTACCAGGGCGTAAATTCTGATGATAGTATTTTCGGTCCGGAGGCGGTTCTCTACATTGAAAATAACACAGAGCAGACTATTACTGTTCAGTCCAGAGATACCTCTGTTAATGGTTTTATGATGGATCCTGCTTTTTCTCCTGAAATAACCCCAGGAAATAAAATCGTTTCCGGAATGACCTTTATGTCCAGCGACTTAGAAGCAAACAATGTTACAGATTTTGAAACCATTGAGACTTCTTTCCATATTTTCAATGAAAATTATGATTCTGTTGTCGATACAGAGCCCATTACCATTACAGTAAAATAATTCTTTTCAGTATACTTGACAAGATTTTGCATATTCTATGCGCCAAGAATCACAGTGAGGGTCTTGGACGGTATCCCAAGACCCTTTTGCATACGAAAAATTTCTACCTTGACAATATAATATACTTACCAGGGCAGCCGAACAGGCGGCAGCTCTCTATCCGTTCCGAGTCTTGCGGAAGGAGGAGATGCTTTATGAGTACATATGAGGAATTGCAGTTAATTGTATCTGTAGCATTACTGATCGTTGCGATACTGACATATACGCATAAAAAATAGCCGTCCTGCTCTTGGCCGAGGAGACGACTATTTTTTAGATCTTTGATTCGCCGGGACGGGTAGCGTGCACCTACCTGTCGGCTGTCTTGTTAAGTATATTATATGTCAAAGAAATTTATTTGTCAAATACGGAAAATCGGCCTCCCTGTTGGCGCAGGAAAGCCGAGTACTGCTTTTCTGGACAGATAAGCGCCCGAAGAAAAACATAATATATCACACAAATATATTGTATCATCTTCGGGGAGCAGCCGCAATCAGAACATTCGTTCAGACTGGCTGTTATTTTTGTACCCATTTATATACCAGGCTCCGCGAATAGAGAGCCAGAAAGGAATACTATGGAGAAGAAAAAACCGAAGAAAAAGAAAAATGCCTTGCCATCTGGAAGTTACCGGGTGCAAGTGCTGGACTATGTGGATGCTGACGGAAAGAGACATTACAGGAGCTTTACCGCGCCCAGTAAAAAAGAAGCACAGATGTTGGCTGAGGAATGGAAGCTAAATAAGAAAAAAGGCATTAAAGAACCTGTTGATTTGACGGTTTCCGAAGCAGTGGAACGGTATCTGAACGCAAAGGAGGGCGTTTTAAGCCCTTCGACTATGAAAGCTTATACTTCTATCAGGTTATCACATTTAAGCGGGAAATTAGGCGATATGAGCCTTAGAAAACTGGATAATACAAGTATCCAGGTATGGGTATCTGATCTAACTAAAAGTGGTCTATCTCCCAAAACAATCAGGAATATCTATGGTCTCCTGAATGCCTCTTTAGATATGTTTGCACCAGAACTGCATCTAAAAGTGCAGATGCCAGCTAAGCGAAAGCCAGAACTCTATTGTCCTAGTGACGAGGATATAAAAAAGCTGCTCGAAAATATTCAGGGAACCGAGTTGGAACTCGCTGTCCTTCTGGCAGCGTTCGGCCCGCTCAGACGCGGTGAAATATGCGCACTGACGTCTTCGGATATTAGCGGATGTTCCATAACAGTCAGTAAATCAATGGTACAAGGGCCAGACCGCATATGGTATGTAAAAGAACCAAAAACCTATGGGAGCTACCGTACTGTAATCTTTCCCGAATTTGTAATTGAAAAGCTCTCCGGGATAAAAGGAAGGATAATTAAAAAAACTCCAGAGCAAATAAGTAATAGCTTTAAGCATGCTGTCATTCGTTCCGGACTTCCTCATTTCCGTTTTCATGACCTACGACACTACGCAGCCAGCGTAATGCACGCAATCGGTGTTCCGGATCAATATATTCTACAGCGCGGCGGATGGGCCTCTGACAATATCATGAAATCAGTGTATCGGAATACCATTGACCTGGAAACAGTGCGACAGACGAAGAGAATCAACCGGCATTTCGAGAAGATAAAAAATGTGTGA